GGTGCAAATGCTTGAGCTAATTTATCCATGGACTTTGCCATTCTTTCTTGAATATCCATGCTTTGCATTTGTTCTTTAGTAACTCCCATTACAGCAGCTCTTTGAGCAAGTGTAGCATTTTTAGATGCTTCTTGAGCTAAAATAGATTTTCCTAGCTGTTCTCTATTCATTCCTAAAGCTTTTGCTAAGGATTCTTGCTCCAGACGATTCATTTTAGAAAATTCTGCTGCAGTAGCACCATTTTTAGCTAATTCTTGTGATAGTCCTTCTAAATTATTTGTTAAAGCATATTCTCTTGCTTTTTCTAAATTTAGGTATTTACCAGTCATTAATTCAGCTTCTAATTCGTTTCCGATAGAATCTTCAAAATTTAATAAACTACTTGCTATATCATTTACTTGTTGTAAATTTAACCCAAATGCTCTTGCTGCTACAGCTGCCTTTCCTAGGGCTTCTGGATTACTACCTAAGGACATTGTAATATCTACAGAAGTATCTAATACATCTTGTAATGCTACCCCTGGAGCAACTAATGAATTATTTAATTTATTTCCTGCTGATACTCCTTTTAATAGGTTATCTTGAAATTTATCAATACTTGTATTAGCTAACTTACTTTTTATTCCTAATGAACCTGCTTGTTCTGCTGATAATCCTAATAGGTTTTTTGCTTCAGCTAAAGCTGCAATATCATCGTTTGAGAATACTGAAGTAGCAGACATTCCTAACTGTCTTGTTAGTTCAGCTGCTGTTTGTAAATAATCTACCGATGTCGCTAACCTACTATTTAATGCTGCTTGATTAGTTGCATTTATTCCTGAAAGTCTTTGATAATCTACAGCTGCTTTGTTTACTTCTAGAAATGCATCAAAAATTTTACCCATTATATATAACGGATCTAGCATTCCTTTAAGTAATACTTTTCCTACTTGAGCTGCTCCTTTTGCAGCATATTGAAATCTTTTTCCGAAACTTAAAGCTTTACCATCGTTTGCTTCAATTTCTTTTCGCATTTCCTCTCGTAACTTGTTATTGATATCCTCTAACTGATCCTGTACGTGAGACATTCCAAACTTAGATGCTATGCTAGATGCAGCAGAAAGTGCTGCTCCGGTTAGTCCAAAAGTTTTTGTTGTAGCTTGCTCTAACTTATATCTTTTTTCTGCTGCTTCTTGAATAGCTTTATAAGATATTTCTTGCTGTTTATATGCACTAAGAACTTCTAATTCAGCTTGTAATTTTTCTCTTAATTTCTTAGTTGCATTTATCTGTGTTTGTGAAGTAAGTGCATTTATTCTAGCAAGTCTTTGAGCGTTTTGTATCATTTTTGCATCGATACCAATTCGCCCTCCTATATTTTGAGCCTCTATCTGGAAGTTTCTTAGCTTTTTAGCAGATTCGTTTGCTAATCTTTTTAATCTTCTTTCATCTAATGCTTCAAGTTCCCTTTCTTCCTCAACTAGTTGCTGTCCTACCGATACTAGCCCATTCATTGCCTTTTTTGCTCGAACAATAGGACCTTCTTGTTTATTTAATGCATCTACAATAGCTTTTGCTAAATCTAAACTACCATCTAACTCATCTCTAAATTGACGAGCTGTAGATGTTGCACTACCGAAAGCAACTTTTATTCCATCAAAAGCTCTCTGTATACTATTTGTACTTGTTAAAATACTATTAAAAGTCTGTTCCGCTGCAGTTCTTGTTGCAGGATCTGTTATAGAGTTTATAAAGCTTTGGACGTCTCTAGGGATTGCCATATATTTATTTTTATTATAAATAGTAAAAGCCCATATTAGTTACGGGCTTTTGTACTATAGTCTGGTGCTTTTATTTTACCGTTTTGAAGTATTGAGGTATTTCCAGATGCTTTTTCGTTTTGTTTGTTTTCATTATCATACCACTCTAACATAGTTCTGTGGATAAATTTTCTTAGCCAAATTGGAAATTCATAAACTATGTCGAAGGAATATCCTCCTTTTCCATGAAAACAAATTTCATGAATTTGATTAAAAAATCCTGCTCTATATTCCGGCGTCAGGCCAAAGAAAGGTAACTCCAATTGGAATATCGACCCCTCCATCTGGTCCGTTCTCAGGATAGAACTTTAAGTTTACATCAGGTTGTATTTGTCTAACATATTCTCTAAATGCTCTTGAATCTCTTACTAGGAAATGATTATCAACGAAATCTCTAATTGTTCTAGCTTCAGCATCTCCATTTACTGATGTAATCATTCTTTTCAATCTTGTTGATAGTTCTGCTGAAGAATCTTTATTTAGTTTTTTTAATCCTTTTACTTCTTGATCGATTGCTTGTTCATCTGCATGAGTAAGTAATTTGAATGTAAGTAAAGTTCCTGTTGCTGGAGTTGTAAATACGAATTTATTTTCTCCTGATTTGAATAAAGATTCGTCTAATTCTCTTGGTTCTAGTGTAGATAAATCTACTGATTGCATTTCTCCTCCATACTCAAATTCATAATCTTTTCCATATCCTAAAATACGAGAAGCAATTAAGATTGCATTTTTATCTCCTATTAGTAACTCACTGTAATCAATTGGAGTTACAATAAGAGATTGTAGTAATTTATCAATAACTACTCCTTGTTGAATATAATTTTGATTTGTAAGAATATCTTCCTCTTTAGCAGTCATGTATTTCATCTCAATTTTACCTTCTGCTAATGCAGAACTTTTTGGATAAAGTAAACCTTTTGAAGGAAGTTCTACCATTTCGGTAGGAAATTTTTGTTTTTGTTCCATAAATTTTATTTGTTAGTAACTAGTTCTATATATAAATATATGAAAATAAAATTTATAAAAAAAGCCTGGACTTACCCTTTATAGATTTTCCAACCTCTTTCCGATATGTTTGGTTTGTGCACTAATCTATATTGAAGTGTTGCGTATGGGATTGCTGTCATTTTTGAAAGTTCCGGGTAGCTACCTGCTGTATGTTTCTGGCCTGATTCGAAAATAACTGTGTAAGGTCCTTTAGACGCTTTTGCCTGTAAACCGGTTTTTCCTGTTTGGTCTTCTTTCCTTGCTTGAGCTAAAATTTGTCTACCTTTTTTGCTCATATCAGATTTCATTCCTTTAAAAACTCTTGAAGAATTATTTGTATTTCCTAGTTGAGCTTTTCTAATCTTATCTCTATGCTCTTCTGTAAATTTTAAATTACTTACGGCTTCTGCATATGTTCTTGAACTTACTATGTAATCTCTTTGTTGGGTTGGTGCATTCTGTTTTGACATAAACCAAAAAGCATGTCCCAGTTTTTTATTATCAGGATAAATCCTACATAGTAACCAGTGGCAAATAAAATGCTCTCTTGCTGTTAGTTCAATAAGGTTCTGCTTTTCATTGGAACCTCCCATACATTTTGGAATGATATGGTGCTTTTCCTTATAACCTTGTAATTTTCTTTCTTTTGCTCGATCAATTATTTGATCATAAACTCTTTGATAATCCATAATAAAAAATGCCTATTTACTTTATTATAAATAGGCATAAATTATGTAAACCAGTAATTTAGTACACAAACTTAGACTTTACTAATATACTAGTAGTTAAGCACCGCGTAGTCCATTGCTATTGTAATTCCTATCTCAACAATTCCATCTGTAGAAGTCCAATCTAATTGACCGAAATCTCCTTTAGTTAAGAATGCACCTTTAATAATCCATTCTCCTACGATATCTCCAACAGGTCCTAAAATATTTAATGTTAAATCTTTTTTGTAGAAATCTGAATAACCAGCTCTACCTGTTACTGATTCATATGCTAAACGAGCCCATTCCATTACTGCTTGTGCTCCAGAAGGTGTGATTGGAGAATATAAAGTCATATCCATATCCTGCCATTCTCTTTTACCTCTGATTTTTCTATAGGTATTGATATGATCAAGTTTTATTACTGCATCTTGAAATTGTGGTATCTTAACATTCTTAATCATGAATGCTGGGATATTATCTATATACATTACGAACCTGTGTTGAACCATTGGTTCAAAAGCTCTAAACATTATCTCATTAGGATCTAATACTGCCATTTTATTTTATTTATTTTATTATAAATATCTACTGTTTATAAATTATGCAAACGTAGCTCCAGTTGGTTCAACTATAAAGTCTAATACTACAAACTCAATAGTTTTTGTTGGTTGGATATAAATTTGACCTACTAATTGATTTCTATCTACAACATCTGCTGTGTTGTTTGTATCATCCATTAATACTCTATAAGCATAAAGACCTTGTCTTTGTACTACTGATTCTAAGTATGGATTTACCGTCGCTAAGAATTTATTTCTAGTGGCTACAGTATTCTGTTCAAATACTAAGTTTTTAGCTTGGTCACCAATAAACTTCTTAAGTTCTATAAGTAATCTTCTTACGTTTACTCTATCTAATGCTGATGCTTTAGTTTGTAGTGTTTTTTGACCAAATACTGAAATACCTGTTCCTGGGAATGTAGCAACTGGATTAACTTTAGCTGCATAAAGAATATCTCTATCACCTTTAGTTAATTTTCTTTCTGCTTGAATTACTCCTGGAAGTCCTCCTCTTACTAATCCTGCTGGTGCATACCAAGGTGCTGCTGCTGCATCTGTAAATGCATAAACTCCTGGAATTATTGTTCCTGCTGGAATATATTCGTTTCTACCTGTAGCTGATTGAATTTGTACCCAAGGCCAGTAAGTTGCTGCATATGATGAATTAAGTGCAGTTGCTTGAGTTGTTACATCACTTATAATTGATCCTGTTTTCACTAAATCAACTACTGCAATACAATCTCCTCTTGATTCTGCTAATGAAATGATTGATCCAATTGTAGAAGTAAATCCTGCATTATTTAATAATCCTGGTGTAGAAACTACATTAAATTGGAAATCATCTTTATTTGATAATAATGAAACTGCTGTTGTATAGTTTGCAGGAACTAATCCTTGAGATTCTCCTGAAACAGTTCCTATTGCTCCAAAATAACTAGCTCCTGATTTTACTACTCCAGAAGCGTTATAGAATGATCCTGATGCTGCTCTTGGTAAGTATGTTGAGAATAAAGTACCTGATGCATCTCTATTTACTGTTACTCCATCGTTAGCTAAATAATTTGGAGTTTGTAGTGATATTGTAGATACTCTTACGTAGTTTGATCTATTTGGGAATGTACCTTGTAAGTAGTTATATGATACCCCTGTTGATGAATCTGTTGCTACAGTTACATACTGGTTACCAATTACTTTCTCAATATAATTATCTGATTTAGGATCTAATGATAAATTAGTAAATGTTTCTAATATTACTTGATTATTTGTATTATCATTTCCTTGTCTAACTAATAATGTAAATGTACCTAATGCAGTATTTACATTTGTTATTTGAAATCTTAAATTATCTGATGAACCTGATACTAATGATCCGTCTGAATTTTGTGCTCCTGGATCTGCTGCTCCTGTTGCATTGTTGTAAATAACCCCTTTACCTAATGTTGTTAATGTAAATGGTGCTTGATCTGTACCACCTGCTAAAGTTGCTAATGTATAGTTAGGTGTTGAACCTGGTGTAATTGAACCTGTCAAGAATGTAATACCGTTACCTAAAGTACCTAATGATGATGATAACTGCAATACTGAACCGTTAGCTGATGCTGATACTGGTAAGTACGACGGATATGTGTTTATCTCGGTAACTAGATTTGTAATTGTTGTTGTAATTGAAGATCCAGTTGGGAAATAAAACGTGTTACTTGTTGGAGAATCTGTAGGTACTGGTACTGAACCTGTAGCAATAAATGTATAAATAGTTCCTGCATAAGATATTGCATACTGCTGTCCATCTGCTGATTGTGATGCAAATGTACCAGATCCTGTTGCTTTATTTAATCCTGTAAATAAATTAGTAGAAACTGCTCCTGTATAAGATCCTGAAGTAACTTTTGTAATTAATGCTGTTTGACCTCCCTGTGAAAAATAGTTTCTTACTGCAACTGAGGTAAGGAATTCATAAATATTAGATGCTGAAGTAAATGTTTCACCAAACTTTCTAGTATAATCATTGTAAGAAGTTACAATAGTTGGCTGGTAGTCAGGTCCTTTTACTGTTGGTCCAATAAATGCTGCTCCAGCTGCTATTGGTGCCGGTTGTACAAAAGAAATATCATTTTCTCTTTGAAATACCCCTGGAGAGATAATTGATTCTGCCATGTTTAAAGTTTATTTTTTAGTTTTGTTAAAATGCTTTTGTGTATATTAAACCATTCATAGATAAAGGAAGGTTGTTTATTCTTTAATAAATAGGAATACTAAGCCAAAACCTAATTTAATTTAGGGGTGTAAGTGTACCTGTATCTAAATCTAATGTACCATCTCCAAATTCTTGAGATATGTATTGACCTAGTGTATTTTCTTCATCTACTATGTCTTGATATTTTTGTCTTAACTGATCTTTCTTTTGCTGTAATTGTGTTTTTTGGATTTCAATTTCTCCTAAATCGCAATACAGTTGTATTTTATTTTGTTGTAATTGTTTAATTTGATCAATTAAATTCTGTGGTAATTGTGTTACTTTCATAAACTTTTTAATAATAAATAGATCACTGCTGCCAAAATACCTCCATAGCTACCAAAATTAACATCTGATTGGTCAAATGGTATTTCTTCTTTTGACTTATAGTTGTAATATGCTTCTCTTACCCAGTTTACACAGTAAGCTCCAAATGCACCTAAAAATAAATGTAGGAAAATACCCGTATCTGCGGCATTAAAATACTTATCTAACACAAATAGACCTACCATTGTTAAAACTAGTGAATAACCTAAATGTTTGTGGTAGTTCTGTTTTATAAAGTCAGGTGTAAATGCTTTTTTTAATTCCGTTACATATCTTAGAAATCCACTTTTGATTGTATCAAAAATTG